GTAGCCGAGGCTTTGACCGACTTCAAGAAGCGTGTGGATGAGTTGATTGCCAAGGGTGAGGACAAGACATCTGCCATCATCGATATCGTTCGTCAGGATTTGAAGACCTGCAAGCCAATCCGTTTCGACGGCAATGGTTACTCAGATGAGTGGGTAGAGGAAGCAGCTAAGCGTGGTCTGGACTGCGAGAAGAGCTGTCCTAAGATTTTCGAGCGTTATCTCGACCCTGCCACTATCAAGATGTTCGAGGATATGGGCGTCATGAAGAAGAACGAGTTGGAAGCCCGTAACGAGGTGAAATGGGAGACCTACACCAAGAAGATTCAGATTGAGGCTCGTGTAATGGGCGACTTGAGCATGAACCACATCATCCCAGTGGCTACTCACTATCAGAGCCAGTTGGCTAAGAATGTGGAGAATATGATTGATATCTTCGGCGACGAGGAAGGCAAGAAGTTGACAGCCCGCAACATCAATATCATCAAGAAGATTGCCGAGCGCACTCAGATTATCGAGACCGGTGTTGAGGAGTTGGTAAATGCCCGCAAGGTTGCCAACAAGATTGAGAATGAGCACGATAAGGCGATAGCTTATCATGACACGGTAGCTCCAAAGATGGAAGAGATCCGTTATCAGATTGACAAGTTGGAGTTGGCTGTAGCCGATGAGCTCTGGACCTTGCCTAAGTATCGTGAACTCCTGTTCATCCGCTAATCAGCAATGTCTTCCAACATAAGACATATTTCTGACAGATAAAAAAACAAAGCTCTAACAAGAGCTACTCTTCATCAGATATAACAATTGAACGATCAATCTATTTCTTTTATTGGTTGTTTAAGTTTGCAGGCTGCATCATTGTGAAATGGTGTAGCCTTTTTAATTACCTATATATCAATACTTTACAACCAAACTTAATAAAACAAGAACTTATTGATTTACAGGATTAGTAACACTATAGTAACAATACCCAAATAAAAAGCCCATCTTTGCACTTGTTGGTAACAAAAATACTGCATGGCAATATTGCAAAGATGGGTTTACGATGCAAAGATAATCATTTATTCTTTAACCACCAAGTTTTTAAGAGAATATTTAAAAAGTAATTTCTACTTGTCGCTACCTACCGGAATACAAAAAAAATGGTGTCCACCTAATGGACACCACTTAGTTAAACTTAATCGGGATTTTATTATATGAATATGTAAAAGAAAAACTCTCACAAATAAGGGGTGAAACCAACTAATAGTAAACACCCCTTTTTTATGGTGAAGCATAGGAACTCTAAATATGGCTAGAATTAAGATTTTAAAACCCACGCTTGGGGAAAAACATATAAGAGAGAGAGTCCTATCACTCCACCTATATCTCATGAAAACCTACCTTACTTCTTCTTTCTTCCTTGGAACTGTCTTCGTATTCTTTCTGTAGGATTCTGAGCTGCTTTTGCACCCAATATCTTCATATTGTTACCAAATTGGTTTCCGTTAGCCTTGCCACCACCATAGGTTATTGAACCATCCTTATGGTATTTCACATAGCCAGCATATTCCCATCGTCCACCTATCCATCTTTGCGCCTCGCCCATAATTACTCCTTTCTTCTTTAACTGATTATTTCAAATTTGTACCTAATACCTCACCTAAAGCAAACCAAAACCAGCAAGGGCGTTCCTTTTCGTTTTTAGCTTCCTTTTCAGCCAAAGCTTCATCCCACTCATGGCAATTGTAGGTTTCTTGCAAAAACTCAATATCTCTTGGAATAAGAGCCATTATCTCATTTGCCGTGCATTCTACATCCATATACCAATTATTAGCATAGTTATGAAAATGGATTGCCCTTACAATTCTCAAAGGCTCAACAAAACCTTTCTCCAATGCTTGCTGCACTTCTTTATCATCCTTATGCTTATCTAAAAAATCAAGCACTTTCTTATCATAAAGTCGGCTGCTGAACTGGTGTGTACACTGTCTAAATTCCACAGTCTTCTTACCCTCAAGAATCTCTAAAGCATACTTCTTGCACATAACAAGGTTTAGAACCTCAATATCCTCAGCCGTAGGACAATCCGGATAACGCTCTAGAAACTTCATTTTTTCTTCATCCCATGTCATAGCATTCATATTTTATATGTTATTTTTTCAACTGCAAAGATACAACTTTTTCTTCTGATTACCAAATATTTAGCAATAAAATATTGATGAGTTTTCCACATTTTTGTTGTAAACTAGAACCTTGGTTTGCTCGCTCCCCTATTTGGGGGTATGAACAAAGCTACATTCTTATAGAAACAGCCTTGGAACACCCATAAAACAATACTCTCAGCCAATTTTATAGCGTGCAAATCAAAAAGTATAAAAGCAAGCCCCATCCGCTAAAGTCACGAGTGCGGACAGGGCTTGTGGCAATTCTCCACGCTTGGAGAAAATGAAAAGTATAAAAACATAGTATATCTTTGGGCTTTGGGTGGTGGTCTAATGGGAGTTTATATTTCTGTCGTGTCCTTCTCACGACTTACCACCTTATGCCCTTATATCTTTATATTACCATAGCTAGCATATTCTTAGATTGCATCTGAATCCATTGGCAACCATTCTTTCTAAAAAAGATGTCTGAATCGAACCGCTTACCATCCACAATGATGTGACTACCTTTGCCCTCAAACTTGTGGTTTCTTGTCAAAGGCACTAACAGGTACACCTCCATATTCTCTTTGTTAAGCACCAAGGTTAAATCAGTACCTAATACATGTGAAATAGTTTCACGCTTATTGTCATCCAACACGCCAAACTTATCATTGTAGCTCACATAAAGAGCATCCATCAAATTCTTATCCATATCGTTTCTAACTTTAAATCCAAAATATAATATTTATGCAGTTTAACGTGTGCGCTCACTTATCTAACTCTTAGGCAGCAACCTTGATAAAGTTAAAGAACTTCATTTGTCGCCAAGCCTTTTTCTCAATGTCCCAATACTTAACGCAGTCCTTGCAAGCATATCCCTTGCCATTTGGAGTGTAGTCTATCAAAGACTCCTGCAAAGTACCGAATGCCTGACGGATTGAGCCATCCACCTTCTGAAAGTAAAACTCGACAACTCTCTTCTTCATTGCCAGCTTCAACTTCAACACTGCCCAAGCTTGCTTCAAGCACTCTGACCAGCTCATTGTTGCTGATTTCAACTCAAAGGCTCTGTGTGCCATTGCCATCACCTCTCTCATCATATTCTTAAAAGAATTAGCCATAATCAACTAAACGGTTTTACGAGTGCCACTCGGCTGCATAGCAGCATCTAATAGTTAAACTTTAAAGCCTTTATCTCTTAAAGACATTGCAAAGATAAGCATTTTCTTTCAAACAACAAAGCAAATACTTTGTTTTTTAGTTTATTTTTAAAGTTTCTGCTTTGTTTTTAAATCTATTAACAAAGTAAATGCTTTGTTTTACTCGTTTCTTATTATCTTTGCACAAAAATTCAACAGATATGAAACATTTAGATATTAAACGAGCCTTAAATATAAAAGGCTTAACTATTAAAGAACTAGCAGAAAGATTAGGTGTTACTTACAATGGTGCTCGCCTTTTAGTTGTAAATGCACAAACTTTGGCATCTCTTGAAAAGATAGCCTCAGCAATTGGCATTGACATAACAGACTTATTCTTTTCAGATGAAGAGGATAGCAACAAAGAAGAAAACAAACCTATATCTTTTAGTTGCCCATATTGTGGCAAGCCATTAAACCTACATATAAATAAGTAATATGAGGAACATTCCTTGCAAGTATTACAAGTATTAATAATTAAAATAATAAGAATATGAAGAAGTTTTTATTTATGTTTGCCCTAATATTCGTTTTGACGATTGGGCTAACATCATGCTCTAGCAACGATGATGATGAATATCCAAAGAAAGAGCAAGTTACTACAGAAACGCTAGATAATACTATTTGGTACAGCAAAGGAGTTAACGGCATTATTGGATTTAAGAGCAACAAAGTAGCTTACCGCACTTATAACTCTTTTGGTGGATTCAATCCAAAGCATATAGGAACGTATTCTGTAAAAGACGGAATCTTGTCCATAAAGCTAGATGGAGAAACAGAAGTTAAGACATTTGATGTTCTTTTTAATACTAAATCTGAATATTCAGAAAGACTTTTATTCATTTCATTAGATAAAGAAATATATGAAGACTTTCCTTATGGTGAATGTTATGTAGAAGATAATAACCAATGGAAATATTTATTTGAATAAAAAAAAACGGCAACCAAAGCAGATTTGCGTCCGTTCCATAGTCCAACTTTGATTTGTGGTTGCATCAAGTTAAGAAAGAGGACGGAGCAATTTTGCGCTGTCCTCTTCTTTCAACGAGCTAGAAAACAAGCCCGATGGTTTTCGCCCAAATGGGGGGAAACTATGTAACATCTTGATTTTCAACGATAACCGATTTTTAGGCTCTCGTACTAACTTTTTGGGGTAACGCTTGATAATCAACGAGAAAGCAATTTTGCGCCCTCGTACTAGCCCAAATCTGGACTCGTTGAAAGTGTTCCTATCAAGTTTATAACTATCTAGTTAAAAACCCCTTGTGGATAACCTGAGCGGAACAATGTTCCTACCCTTAATCGGTTTTTGACAATTCTGTCTAAAACCTACAAAATGGGGTGTCCTCAAAATTGTGGAGACCTCTTTTAATAAACAATAAGGTGAGATTTTTACACCTTTTTAATCGCTGAGGCTACCAAATACACCAATTTTGGGGTATTATCATTTTTGAAGACACCCCTTTTCTATCATCCTTGCAACATCTTCTTAAGTTTGCTAGCAATCAAACGTATATGTCTACTATCTTAGTAATTATTATCTTTTATTCACGCTTATTCGTCAACGCTAAAGGGTTTCCATCCTAGGAACACCTAATACAAACTTTGTTTGGGGCAGTTTTGCCAATTTTGGCAAGTCTAAGGGGTGTAGCCTGTAGCGACACCCCTGCTTACTGATAAATAATATAGACTAATAGGATTTTTATATCTTTGCCTATTGTTGACACTTTTTGTCAATTTCCATACACTTATTATGAATACATTTTATAGAGATTTGCCCTGCATACGTTTTTCACAACTTTAGGAAAAACCTTGTCATTTGCTTTCAATGGGGTAAATGATGCTTAACCCCTCATCTAATAATTTTATTAAACGAGCATCTTCTTACTTCTTCATTTGACAAATTTAGCAAATGAACCCTCGGGGAAATTTTTCCCTTAGCTACTTTCAAGGTGTGGGCGATGATTTGCGCTTACATACTTCAAGGTGTGGAGGACTTGCATCTGCGCTTAGTGCATTCCACCACACCTTTGTATTACAACCTATCCACCTTATCCGCTATGCGGTCTATCCTTTCAAATGCTCTCAACATAGGCTTATGCCAACGCTCTTGTCGCTCATCTATCGACTGCAAGTACATCAGACTTTGTGCAAGGATAGTTCTACCCTCATCAACGGCTACCCAAATGTTACCTACGTTACCCATAATGGTATTCACGCTAACCGTTAGCAAGCTATCTCCTTTATCACCTTTCAAGGACACAAGCTGGTCCATCTTCTGATTGATTTCCTTGGCTTGCTCCAAAGTCCCCTCTGTGGCACTTTGTACGGCTGTGAATCTTCCGTTTAGTTCTTCTCCTGTGTCTTGGCTCATTGACTCAAAAGAACCGGAAGAAGCAGACTGAGAAAAATTGTCTTTCCACCCCAAAGCATCCTTTAAAGAATCTCTTTCATCCAAAGCATCCTTAGAGATTGCCATATATTTCTGTTTCAACTTCTCTTGTGCCTTATATAGCTCTTCTTTGGTTAAATTCTTATTCTCAAATGTAGATGAGAAAGTCTTGTACCAGTCTTGCAATCTTTTCTTGTACTTATCAACCATCAAAGAATTAATAATAGCACTTGCCATCTTCTTTTGGAAACTATCAGCAAAATCGGTTGAATCAGAATCCATATTCTCCAACATGCTCTTGAAATCACTCTCAACACTATCAAAAGATATTGAAGTAAGTTTCTCTCGATAGGTATCTTCCAATTGTTCCAGCTGCTTATAATATTCTAGATAAGCATCCATATACTGGCTTGCATTCTTATAGCCATTATCGCCATATTGCTTTATCTTATCGTATTGAGTGGCTGCATAAGCGGCTACGTTAGTCATCTGTTCACTTGTTAAGTTCCAAAAATCTGATGCACCACGTACTGCAACACCAGCAGCCTTACTTACCTTATCCCAATCCTCAGAAGACATTGCATCATTTATCTTCTTGTTGGAAGAGTGTTCGCCATCCGTATAAGCCTTGTACCAATGCCCACTTGTGTAAGCAGCACCACTTCTATACATTGACTCTTGTGTATTCTTGATTTGGTCTTGTATAGCCGCCTTTTGCTTTTCATAAGACGTGGTTATATCTTGCATGGAACTAGCCTCATCCATCTTGTCAGCCAAAGCGTCAATACTTGTTTTCAAGTTATTGTTACTCTCGGATAGCCTAGATAAATCTTTTTCAAGGTTCTTATCGCTAGAGCCATCACCTAACCAACTAGACAAGCCACCAAAGGTAACTGTATTAAGGATATTGCCCACACCTTCCAAAAGTGAACCACCGATTTGCTCCACAAACTTTCCGGTTAGAATATTCTTCAAGATACCATTAACGGCATTGAGGATTGCATCTATTACATTTGCTACCAATGAACCAATACCATCTTTCAATATATCAAGAATAGACAATATCGCTGATATGATTTGCCCGATGTATCCACCTGATTGTAATTTATCTGCCAACTTTGAAACCGACTTGTTTAAAGTCTTTCCTAAGTCCAGCTTAGATAATCCTAGTACCGTGTTGGTCAATCCCGACATTAAGCCACTTAACGACCCACCACTAAACTCTTTCAATCCAGATGCAACCTCATTCAATCCGTCAAGCGTACCTTGTGAACTTTCCTTGTATTCAACCCCTTTAGCTTTAACGGTCTTAACCATTTCCTCAGAAGTCTTCTTTGCACTATCATATATAGCCTTTGCAGAATCCAATGTTTGACTTGCACCCTTAATTTGTGCCTTATCTCCGATCTTCAAGGCTTTCTCATAAGAATCCTGTGCCACTTGCAAGTTATCAAACGCTATTTTTTCCCTAAGTCCAGCCGCTTGCATCTCCTTGAAAGCGTTTCCCAAATCCTCGCTTTGTTTCTTCAGCTTGGAAAGGTTCAAAGTACCCTCATGGTCACCCGTCAATGCACCACGCATCTTGTCGATTGCCTCATAAATTACCTTTTGCTCGGTTGCATCTTTCTTCTTGAAATCATCGCTCTTGGTGTATTCTTTCAAGCCTTGGAACGTTTCCTTCAGCTGCTCTTGCAATGAACCAATCATAGAACCAAACACGCTTTGCCAATCAATCTGAGACTGCAAGGCACTTGTATTTACATCACTTATCGCCTTGGACTTCTCTTTTTCAAGACTAGCCTTTTTGTAGGTGTCTGTCTCTAGATTAATCTTCTCGTCATACTCCTTGGCTATTGCATATTTCTTTTCTTGGAATGTACCATAAGCCTTTAAGTAATCAAGCATGGCTTGTGCTTGCTCCTTTTGGGTCTTTCTATTGGACTCTGTTACGGCACTTTCCTCAATGATGGTGTATTGCTTTTCAATCTTCTTGATTGGCTCTTGGTCTAGCATCTTATCATCCCATTGCTGAGGCTTGCCACCTTGTTCCTTAACAATAGCCTCCTTTGCATCAAACTCGGCTTTTTGGCGGTCACGCTCTGCCTTGATAGCGGCATTCTTCTCCGTTTCTATCTGTTCAATTTCCTTTTCCAATGCCCTTTTGCGCTCGGCTATAACCTTTTCCTCACCATCCTGCATAGCCTTGATTCTTGCATCGGTCACTTTCTCCTCTATGGATTGCATAGCCTTGGAACGCTCATACTCGTTTTTATAGATAGCCTCAGCCAACTTACCTTCAGCACTCTCTATATTGTTTTGCTTGGTTGCATTCTTCTTAGCCTCAGCAGCCGCTTTCTTCTCTGCATTCTTGGCGGCTTTGTCCATACTTCTTTGATTGGATGCCTCCATACGTGTGAGCATTCTTGTGCTTGCTGCCTGTTGTGCTTGTGTGGATAAGACTTCTATATGTAATTCTCTTTCACGTTTGAGATCTGCCAATGATGATGTATGTAAGGCATTACGTTTCTTTTGTAACTCATACAACTCCGTCTGCGCCTTAATCTGACTATCATACTTTTGCTTTAACAAAGCCTTTGTTTCAGCAATCGCTTCTTGTTTGGCTTTGCCTGTCAAATTATAAATTTTCTCTCGCTTTTCCGCTATGGTCTTCTCCAGCTTGGCTTGTTCTTCTTTGGCTTTACCTAATGCAATATTGGCTTGCAGGTCTTGCTCGGCTATCTTGGCTGCTTGCTCTGCCTTTGGCAACAAGTCGGACAATGCTTTTCCAATAGCACTACCCAGCTTGTCATTTGTAAACATGTCGTAGACGGTTTTAACACTTCCAACAATGCCCTTGACTTGTGTCTGCACAGCCATAATTGCCGTTTTTCCGGCTTTTATCAAGCCATCAGCCACTTGTGAAAGTCCATCGGTGAAAGTGTCCCAATCAAGCTGAAAAATACCTTTTAGGGTTGTTCCAAGACCTTTGAGAAGCGTATAGCCTGTTTTAACGGCACTTATAAATGTGTTTTTAAATGATAAGCCAAAATCTCGTAATGGGCCTTTTGCATCGGCAAAGCAATGATAAAGATAGCTACCTAGCATAACCACAATATCGGTTAAGGATGCCATCAGTGAACCCATATAAGCAGAAATCTTGGTAAATACCTTTTGTCCTTCTGCCGACTTTGTGAACCACGCATAAACCGCTTGAAGTCCAACCGCCACGGCTGCAAGAACCGCTCCTATTGGTGTGGCACACATCGCCCACAATGCCTTTGTCATAGCACCAATACTACCAATAACGTTTCCTAATGGCAAAGGTAAGCCATTTAAAGCAGTCTTTAGGTTGCCTATGGATGATTGGAACTTACCTCCACCTGTGGCAAAGTCCAACATTTTATCTTTTGCCGCTCCTATCCGCTCACCAACTGAAGAAAAGGCATTACCCAACCTATCCAAACCAATTTTATCCGACAAGTTAGATAGACTTCCTGAGATAGAACTTCCCACCTCGCTAGCCTTGGATTTTATTGCTTCAAACTTGCTAGATATTGTTTCATGTAATGAAGAGAAAGCATCACTTACCTTTTGCTTGATTAGCTGAGCCTCATCAATGATATTTCCAAAGAAGCTACCCCCTTTCTCCGTCATGCTTAATGATGATTGAACATCAGCCAAACCACGCATAGCGTTCTTTGCGTTCTCGCTTTGTTGTTGCAAGCCTACAAGGTTATTCTTGGCAGCATTCAATTCATTGCTAAGGACGTTGATTTGTTCTGATATAGCTTGTACGGCTGCTGAATTGTTGGTAGCTTGTGCCGCTTGCAATTGCTCTTGTAATGTAGCCAACTGGTCTTCTAAACCAGCTATAGCCTCTTTTTGAAGTTCTATGGCGGCATTTGATTGTCCACTTGCATAGTTGAGACTTTCAGCGTATTGGCTTGCTTTCTCCTTTAACTCATCAAATACCTTGCCATAAGATGAGGAGTCCATTTCACTTGAACTAAGTCTCAATGAAGCGGACATTGTTTCAATTTCTTGCTTTAATTGCTCTGCCCATGCGGAATTGCTTTGTGAAGATTGGCTCAACTCATTTATACTATCCTTAACTCCGGTAATAGCCAACTTTTGGGACTCAAACTTTTGATTCAAGCCATCAATGTTATACAATGAACTCTTCCACTCCTCAATCTTGGCGGTTATTGCCGTGAACTCATTGGACTCCGCTTTTGTGACTTCTGCCTGTGCCTTTTGCTCTTCATTTAAGTTAGCCAATTGCAACTTTGCTCTTTGCAACTCAATTTGGTAAGATTGCAATGCCCTTGTTTGCTCATCTACTTCTTGCTTGGAACTGGTTATAGCCTCGTCTATGCTTCCGGTTGTTTTTTCACCATATTTTTTGGCATTAGCCTCCTTTTGTGCCGTCAAGTCCGCTACATCATTCTTTGCAAATTGTATGGATTCTTTAGTATCAACAATCTTTTCTTGCAACTCGGAAATCCTTTGCTTAATAGCTGCAATCTGGTCTTCATAGCTTTTGAAAGGTTGCCCATCTTGTAGGCTTTGTGATACGTTCTTTAGAGCATCAGCCTCAGTATTTACTTGTTCCACAACCTTTGCATGAGCTGCAACCTCATCGTTAATGCCCTTTGTATTTACTATATCTGAAAAGACACCTTTTATTTGAACCAAAGATTCTCCTTGTGAAATTGTGTCCTGTAATTCTGCATTTGCCTTTTGTGCCAATGCTATCAAATCATTATACAACTCTCTAAGTTTCTCCAAATAAGAAATCTTTTCCGAGATTGCATGAGAAAGGCTGTTACCTGCTTCTATATCAAGATTTCCGCTTGATAACTTGGATTGCATCTTATCTACTTCAGAAGAAACCTCACCAATCTTGGTCTTGGTCTCTTCTGCCTTGCCAATAAAGTCTTGTACCAAATCTTTTGAAGACAATATCTTTTCACCAAACATCTTCATTGCAAAGTTATAGCGTGAAATCTCTTCTGATAATTCTTTAACCTTTTGGCTTTGTTTCTGATAAGCATTTGTAAGCGATTCCACAACCTCTTTAGAAGTATACCGGTTCGTCTTCAACATTTCTTCTCTAAGTCTTGCCAACTCTTGTCGAGCCTTGATTACCTCATCAAATCGGGCTTTTACATTGAATGTTAGTTCTGCCATAGTTTCTAATCATATATTTGTTAGCAAGGTGAATAAGTTGGACTTACCCACCTTGGATTATTACTCTCATTCATCATCACGCGCGCACCTGCGAGAGACTATTTTATACAAGAAACAGCTTTTGGTTCTAACTTAACTCTTCCTTTATAACCACTGTATTCAATCAAGCAATCATGGCAAAACATTGTATTATTTCCTATTGCATGAGGCTGGACTTGTCCCAATTGGTTCTTTGCCAGATACTTCTCCAATTTGTCAATGTCTGAAACTATCTTCTGAGCCATTTCCCACGCCTTCTGTCTTGGCTCTGAGTCCAACGACAAACGATGAGCATCCATAGCCTTTTCAAAATCATCCACATCTAGCATTGCACGTCCATCCTTAATAATGATGTAAGAATTATCACAATCAAGGCTTCTTGTCTGAGACTTGAACTCTTGCATCATAGGCTCTAATCGCTCTGATATGGTTGTTCTAACAACCAACTTAACTACCACGTCCTGTGGGCAAAGCAAGTTATGTGTCACAATCTCAAACAAATCATCTGGATTGTTCATAAAAGCCATAATTTCCTTGTCAGAAAGGACACACCCCAACTGCTCTAGCAAGCCATCCAACATTTCATTGATAGCACCTACTTTCTTGCAAATTGCTTGTCTCTTCTTGTTAATGTACTCGGTATTTTCATACAATATCTTATCCATAATCTTAATTTTATAAACTTGAACTATTAACGATGTCTAGTGCAACCTTATCTAAATCGATTGCTTCCAACTCACTTTCCTCTTTCTTTGGTGGAATCGAACCGGCTTGCATAGCCTCTTTCTCTTCTTCCGTTAGTTGCAGCTTAGCTTCAACCTCTTCAACCAATTGTCTAAACTCTAAATTATCCATTTGCCTCGTTTATTATAGAACAACACATTTGCTTTAAATTTGTAAATATTTTGCGCTTCACGTCTATTGAAATTAGCCTCAACGTTTGCAGCCCTTCATGTCTCCTTTTTACTTTGCTTTTCCAATAACTTTTCAATTTCCTTGCAATGCAAGATTGTTGATAGTTGAATCACCGTGTCTCGTGATAAGTCTGCTGCAATATACTTGCTTGCATCCTTTAAATCTTGAAAGACAACCTTTAATCTACGACCATTATCAAATGGTCTTAAAATAACCTTTTTGTCTTTTTGAATCTCTGTTATATCCATTGTAATCTATTTTTTAATTGTTGACACTTTTTGTCAATTTCCATACACTTATTATGAATACATTTTCAGTAGTTTATGACCGTGTTACGTACACAATCATCAAGCTCTATTCCATCCTCATCTGTGCTTAAAAAGTCGGCACATGAAGAAATTTCTTTTAGTTTATTCTTCAATCTGGTATAATACTCTTTGTTTCTATAAACCTTATTTGCCTTTAACTCTCTTATGTATTCATCTATATCATCTTTACCCTGTCTGCTCATCAATCTTGCCACGTAAGCATTAAAGCCATCTTTGGGGTTTTTGATTTCTGCCATAAATTCTGTTTTCATTGTCTTGTGCTTTGAAATTGTAAAATATTCATCACTCCACATCTTTAATAACTTCTTAAAAAATGCTTTGTCCGATAGTGTCGAGGCTTTGACTTCCTCCACCCCGATTTGTTTAGCCAATCCACCATTAAGACGCAGTTCATATTTAAGGAGGTTGGCGTTACCAAACCCTGGGGGTATCTCCAAACCTTTGCTTTTTGCATCCTGCAACTTGTCATAGAATGCAAGGACTTGCCTTTGTCTTGCCCTTATTGTTTTGGCTATGCCTTGATAGTATAAAGTATCGACATTTCCTTGCACTCTTGCCTTTTTGGGCATATCGCCCAACTTTTCAAGATACACTCTTACAGGTTTTGCCATAATGAAGTTTGTTCCAAATTCCAGCTTTGACACATTGGCTTCACTCATTTCAAGATGTAAGCTGTCTGAAAGTTTCTCTATCGCCTCTTTTGTTGTGTGATAGCTTAGTGACCATATATTGCTCGGATAGAAGAACCTTGTCAAACTACCGCTTACCTCATAGCCGCCCATAAATTGGGTTACTTTCAATCCATTAAGAAATCCATAAGTGCTAACCTCACCTGTATATGATGTCTTTTCACCTACCTTGTCAAGGTATTGGCAAACATCGGGCATACCCCTACACTTAGGTAGGAACAATCTTACCTTGTCGTACATGCCACCTCCTATCCGATTGAAACAGAATCACGTCTCAACGCTTTAAGAATCTCATCAAAACCACCTAACATTAATTGTTGGCAATAGCTTCCTATCAGAACCTTACATCCATCAAGTACGAGAAACTCAATATAATCGGGTCTTTGCTGCTCTGCAGATGTTGGTGCTTCTTTGTCTTGGTGGACAATAAACAGAAAACCATCCTCCTTGTATGATGGAAAGAAAGGATTTGGCTTTGCCTTGCTAGAATAAGTTGGTGTAGATGGTGGAAAGCCAAAGGCAAAACCCGACAACTTGCCATTGATGAAATAATCTTTTAAACCACTCAAATTCAGACTTCCTTTAGCTTGCAAGTGCATTTGTGGACAATTGCTTGATTGTCCTTCACGCTTTGGCAACAAGTACATAGAAACCATGCCATTTCTACCCCTTAGCGTTTCCATAGGCGAATAATTACCCCATACGCTTGTAAGTACATACTTTGGCGATTTTCCGCTTTTAGAATCAAAATCTAAGCGACCATAAAAAACGATTGTTGGCTGTATCATAGCAATCCTCCTTTCTTGATGTTGTTTGCAATATGGCAGATTGAGCTGCACTTGTCTACTAGTGATTGAATGTCCTTTAAGGTATTCCACCAATCGGCGGCATAAGAACCACCATTATCTTTGATGGTGTCCGCCTGTTGGACACCACCTAGATTAAATCGACCATCCTTTGTAATCATCGCTGACCTCCTTCCTCTTTGATTTCCGCTACTTCATCACAGAAACAATCGTATTCATTCATAAACTCATTCATATTAAATGACCCTTGACGGTATTTTAAAGGATTGTCACCTGAAACGATTTCATTATACAGGCAATCAATCACCTCTTCCATATCAATCTTCATTTTGTCGGGCATGTCTTCAAGGAAAATTCCAAAGACACCAACAGCCACGATTACATCAAGAAACCAATCTCTATAATTGGCATCCTTGTTCTTAACCATGTTCCACCACTCGGCTTGAAACGTAAATCCACCATAATGACGGCAAACCATTTTTTTGAAGTTTTCTCGTTTTACCTTCATATTTAAACCTCCTTTGCTTCTTTCTCCTTAAGTTCCTCAACTTCATCACAATAACACCTGTAATCGCTTATAAACTCTTCCATTTCAAACACCATTAGCTTAGATGCAAAAGGATTGTTACCATCTGCAATATCCTCAAAGATAGCATCGATTACAGGTTTCATGTCCACTTTCATACTATTAGGCATGTCGGATAGAATATAACCAAGGATGCCGTAAGCCACGATTACATCATAAAACCATGCTTTGTAATCATCATCCTTATCCTTAATAATGTTCAACCACTCGGGCTTAAAAATAAAACCATCGCCACTTTCAAAAGCATTCTTCTTGCAATAGTCCACAAATTCGTTTCTTTTCATAATACTCATAAAAAAACCTCCATTACAATTTTAATGTTTTACACAATAACTAGCAGCTTGGGATTCCAATTCATATTTTGAAGCGATTCTGTTAGAACCCAACCACTCATCAATATCACTTTTCAAGAAGAAAGCTAGCTTACCACAAGGTTTGCTGTACGGAAAAGCATGCTCTCTCATCTTGGCGTAAACCTGTGCCTTGGACATTCCAATATAATTACACAGGTCTTCAACATTCAAGTAATTCTTTGCTTGAAGCAATGTGTATTTCTTAATTTGCTCCAGCTTATCAAGTACTTCCTTATCCATATTTCTCTTTATTTAAATTCAACATCAAACAATGAACGTTCTTGTTTCCGCTTGCAAAAGTACTACAAAATATGGAATTCTGAATAAACAAAAAAACTGCTTACTTGTAGCAGTTAAAGCCCACAAGTAAGCAATATATTAAATTTCAGTTAGGTTTAGATGTGTAAAATGAAAGACTTTTTTGCTTTTTAAATATAGATTTTGGCAGAAAATAACATTCTTTAAGTTTACAATTCTATTTTATGTACTTCTTCTGTAATAAATTCTTGTAGTTCTTTCCACCTTTTGTGTATCATACTATAAGTTCCATAGTATGCTTCAGCTTTATCTTTAATCGCCTCTAATATTTTGATACGTCTAGGCTGAAGCTCTTCACTACACACTTTATAATATGTGTTTCTAAAATCCGATTTCAAATCAAACACATCACTCCATATATCTCGGAATGTCAAAGATAATTTGTAATCATACTCAACAATCGACTTACCATTTATATCTTTTCCAACCCACAATCCTCCACCAATGCACATATTTGCAAAAATAGCCAACATTTGCTTTGATTCTTTCCATTTTAGATGTATATCACTAGAACATAGTGCATACTCTTCCACATCAACAGAGAAATAATCTTCACTTTTAATTTCCCTTTTAGCCTTTTCTACATCATTTCCATTATAAGTACATAAGGTTTTACCCTTGTAACGTATTTCAACATTAGAAAGTATGTCACCCTCTACCACGCCCACGCTCTTAGCTGCCAATAGCAACATAATGGTAGGAACAATCCTCTCTCTTCCGTAATAGTATTCAATTTTTTCATAAAATGTTTCATCGCCGAGGAGACAACCCTTCCCGACTTTACTTGCTTTTTCACCAATGCCAAAAAACTCTTTGTTTTCTTCTTCAGTCATAATAAATTATTTAATAAGTCCACTGCCGATTTTTTCTTGGAATCCACCACATCGGCATAAATTTGAGTTGTTCTAAGATTTTGGTGTCCTAGAAGTTTACTCGTTGTGTAGATGTCCGCTCCTTTGGTCAGCAATGATGTAGCAAACGTGTGCCTAGCGAGATGGAAGGACACTTTCTTTTCAACACCAGCAGCCTTACCCCATTGCTGAAGGATATAATTGATACTAAAATAGTTTGGCAAATCAAATACCAAATCAGAATCTTTAGCGTCTCCTCTTGTTGGCATCCACTTTAAAGCAGTATCAGACAATGGAATTGTTACACTATGCTTTGTCTTTACCATTTGCTTAACAATAAACAGACGGTCTTCTCTACTTTCAATATTACCCCACACCAAGGAACATACATCGCTTACACGTAGTCCACAAAAGCAAGCGAACAGAAAGGCACTCTTTACCATATCATTCTTGCAAGGTGTAGCCACTAACTTCAAGACCTCTTCTCTTTCTAGGAATCCTCTAGTTTCCTTTTCTGCCCTTATTGGCTTCTTATCCTCCTTGCTCAATTTGGTTGCAGGGTTTATGCTTAGATAATTGTCCCTTACAGCCTCATTCAAAGCAGTAACAAATGTATTATAATAAAGTTGTGCCGTACTCTTCGCCATAGGCTTCTCATGATGTTCACACCATTTGGGATTATCATTTCCTATAGTCTTTGCACTTGCAAGATACAAAAGAAACTTCTGACAAAAAGCCTTATCTACATCTAACAAGTATTTTTTGCCAGCTCCAAACTTCTCTATATGTAGAATCACATTGTTAATTGTAATAGCATTGCTTTTGCTTTGTCCTAGCTTTGCTTTCTTCTCAGCAAATGCCCTTAGCCAATCTACCAGCAAAAGTTTCTTGGACTTATTTACATTCACAATGCCCAATCGTCCACAATTCAAATCATCTTCCAGCTTCTGCCTTGCAGCTTCTGCAAGATTTCTTATCTCACGATTACGCTTTCTTATTTCAGCTCTTTTTTCAACGCTACCTTTCTCGGGGTCTATATACATTTTTAGAAATTTATAGGAATGCTTATGGTTGTTATCTTCATCTGGGTTATACATATCCAAATAAAGAGAACACCCACCATTAGACCTTTTCTTCTCACGTAGGATTACGTTTCTCTTATCACTTTTATTTCTTGCCATTATTAGTGTTATTTTTGTTACCGATGCAAAGATACAACAATTTATTGTATATCAGCACTTATGAATAGTTAAGTAACACTAAAAGTAACAATAAAAACACCAAAATAGTAATATAATATATAAATATCACTTTTTAAAAACGGCAAAAACACACATAAATAATTGATTTTCACTATACTTTATAGCATAAACCAAAAATCGTGCATATTAGTTGTTTAAGTTTGCGCGGAGTGTGGTTGTGAAATCACGCTCCGCTTTTTTTCCCAAAAAAGCCTACACCTAAGCACACTCTGTATTTAGGAAATACTACCTGCCTCGGTATCAGAATCTAATCATACACATTTTTCTCCATCAACACAAAGGTGATGAATCCCAGGAGAAGAGCGTAAGTGGCTTGCTTCTGAAAGCCATGGGCATGGGTTTCGGGAATCATCTCATCGCTCGTTACATAGAGCATGGCACCACCGGCAAAGCCCAACATCACGGGGAGGAAGGTGGAAGAGGCTGAACCCAAACCGAAACCCAACAGAATGCCTATCACTTCGAGCAGGGCGATGAAGATGGAAATGAAGAAGGTGCGGACTGCTGTAACACCAGCCATCATCAAAGGAGCAATAATCACCATACCCTCAGGGATGTTCTGCAGGGCGATACCGAAGGATACCCCCCACTCCGTTGCTCCCTCTGCCGAACAGACACTCACTCCAGCAGCCATGCCTTCGGGCAGTTTATGTAGGGCTATCGCCATCACGAAGAGCATCACCTGACTGAGTCGGGCATTATTGCGATGCTCCTCGGGGTCTAGTCCCGTGATATGATGAAGATGGGGAGTTACCAGATCCAGCACATTCAGAAACAAGGCTCCTGCCATCACGCCGATTACTACCAGCCACCAAAGACTGGTCTGTTCAAAGGCTGGCACTATCAGTCCCAACGTGGAAGCTGCCATCATGATTCCAGCACAATATCCCAACACGGCGTCGTTCCATTTATGGGGCAACTCCTTGACGAAGAATCCCAAAATGGCACCTATAATCGTGGCACCGCAAAGTCCGGCAGCACTAATCAATACGTTTGTCATAATCAATAAAATATATCGAAGTTATCCAGTTAAACACATGAAGATGCAGATACATCATAGAAGAAAAAAAGCATGGACAACCCTCACAGTCATCCATGCCCATCTATTTCGTATCTGATCTATTCAGTTATTATTAATTATATTTTGTTATGGTGAAATTGATGTTTTCCAATTTCACATCATCATTCCTATTTCAACTTCGTATAACCGTAAGCTGCGCTATTGCCCAACTGCTCTTCGATGCGGATAAGCTGGTTGTACTTAGCCATACGGTCGGTACGGCTCATAGAACCTGTCTTAATCTGACCAGAGTTTGTTGCTACGGCAATATCAGCAATTGTTGTATCCTCGGTTTCACCAGAACGATGGGAAGTAACGGTGGTGTAACCATGACGGTGAGCCATCTCGATAGCATCCAGTGTCTCGGTAAGAGAACCAATCTGGTTCACCTTGATGAGGATAGAGTTGGCAGCACCCATCTTGATGCCCTTCTCCAGGAACTTCACGTTGGTAACAAAGAGGTCGTCACCTACCAACTGGCAACGATCGCC